GTCTGGTCTATGAGATGGCGATGTACAAAGGCTACGGCAAGTCGATGCTGGACATCACCACTTTCTACGGTGCGAAGGTCTGGAAAGGCGATTTTGTCGCCACGCTGCAAGGCTAATTTTTGCAGAGGGGCGGGCTTCGGTTCGCCCCTTCACAAAGGTTATTCTGACAAACAAGGGGCGCTGCAATGGCACTTGATACCACCATCGGCGGCGTGACCGCTGACAGCTACGGCACGCTTGCGGGTTATGATTCCTATGCAATTGACCAGGGCTTTACTTTAGAAGCGACAGAAGCGTCGAACGAGATAAACTTGCGCAAGGCGGCAAAATTTCTTGATCGCAAGTATATGTTTATCGGCTCGCAGCAATATCAGTTTCAACAACTAGCATGGCCGCGCTTGGTTAATGACCTTGTAAACGACTGGCCGGTAAATCCTGACTCAATTCCGCAAAAGATTATTTATGCGCAGTTTGAAGTGGCATACATTTTGCAGGGCGGCATTGAGCCGTTTGCAACGATTGTGAACAGCAGCACAAGCGAAAGCATCAAGGTCGGTCCAATCACAATTGACAGCGAGACATTGCCGACTGGCAAGCCCCGCATTGTTGCAGTTGATGGCCTGTTGCTTGGTTACATCCGGGGCGGTCCCGGCATGGTCAGCATGAGGCGCGGCTAATGGCTAGCATTGCAAGACAAGTCACAGCGGCGTTTGCCAAGCTGGCAGCTAAACAGCCGGACGTCATACAGACGGGCACCATTCAGCAACCGACGCCACAGGCTTATGGCGGCGGGCCTACAGATCCAACAGGCGGCCGGTCGGGCGTTACACCTGCGCCGGTGTCTGTGCGCATGGCGGTCTTTGAAGTGGCGGAACGGCGCATCGACGGCACCAACATTCAAGCGGGTGATTATCAAGTAATTGTAGAGCCTGCATCAATCGAGGTCACGCTTAACGACAAAGTAATTTGCGACCGTGGCACACTGACAATCAAAATTCTTGGGCGCGTGGCATCGGGTGGGCAGACCGCGCTTTATGACATGGTGTGTCGTGGGTAGCTTTGAGGACGACATAAACAAGTTTCAGCGCAAGACGGCTGACAAGATGGATCGGGCTGTCCGCAAGGTATCTCTGGAAATATTGAGCAGCGTTGTTTTTAAAAGCCCTGTTGATACGGGGCGCTTTCGTTCAAATTGGCAGGTCTCTATTGGTTCCGTTCCATCTGGAACTGTTGCCTATCAAGGCACAGAAACCATTGGGGAGCGGGCGGGCAAAAAGGGGCCAGTTTATGAGGCAACCGTTGCCAAATCCAAGGGCACGGCAGACTCGGCAAGGGCTGGTGATGTCATTTATATTGCTAACAACCTGCCCTATGCGGTGCGGCTGGAAGAGGGATATAGCGGTCAAGCCCCTGCTGGAATGGTCACGCTAACGGTTCAAGAGTTTGCATCAACGGTGAAAAGAATTGGCGCGGAGATTGGCAAACAATGAGTGACATCGACAGCAATATCACGCAGGCGCTAAATGTGCAGGCCGAGGTTATGATTGCCGGGCTTGGTTACACGGCGATATGGCCGCGCAAGGGCGGCAACAAGCCCGCAGGCGAACACGTGACCATACAGCACTTGCGAAACGATGACGTCCCGCTGGGCTTGTCGGATCAGGTTTACACGCGCCAAGGCTTTTTGATTGTGACCTTGGTTGCCCCGCTGGACGGTTACGACATTGTCACCCGCAAGCAGGCCGGTGCAATTTCTGATTATTTCACGCGGGCGCAAATTCTGGAAGCCAACGGGACAAAGGTCACAATCGTTGGCACCACCATTCGCAGCGGTCGCGAAGAGGGGCAGCGTTGGGAAACACCCATTTACATAGAGTATCGGAGCCTATCGTGAAAAAGTAATACACACCAAGAATTACAAATGACGCAGTGACGGACAAACCGCAGGCGGCACGCTATCCAATGGGCTTGCGCCTAAATGTTTCTGTCGGTGGGGTGGTTGTTATCATCCATCCTCCTTCAGTTTTGCAGGGCTTTAAAGACGGGTCAGATTGGCGCGTTCCGGTGCGCGCGGAATACGAAGCCTCTGCATGAGTGCCTTGCTTGCTGGGCTGGCCGATGGCCAAAAGCAGGCGCAAAACTTAACTGTGGCCAAGGCCACACAGCCGAAAGGGCAAAGAAATGAGCACGTCGTATATTGGCTCGAAGGTCTCAATGGTCGCGGGTTCTCCTGCAACTTTTAATGAGGCCGGATACAAAGCACAGGTTCACGTCGAAATCAAAGGCATCGTCGATGTTGGCGAAGTCGGTGACACGCAAAACGACATCACAATTGATACGTTGATCGGGCGCGTTGAGCATGTGAACGGTTCGTCTGATCTGGGCGAAATTGCTGTCAGCTACGGCTTTATCAGTGATGACGCGGGCCAGATTCTAGTCCGTGCATCCGCTGGCACCAACACCGCGCAGTCGTTCAAGATCGAAGACGCTGACGGCAAGTTGGCGTTCTTTATGGGCGTTGTCGCAAACGTCCGCGACCGGGCGCGTTCGTCTTCTGAATACAAGGGCGAAACCTTTGTGATCCGTGGCAACAGCGCAGTTGTTCGCGGAACCGTCACAGCGTAATCTGTCGAGCGACAGTAGGGCAGGGGCGGCTTGTGGCTTGTCGTCCCTGCCCATTAAGCCACACAAGCCACATAGGATAGACAAGTGGACTTCACCAAATTTGACAGCCGCGCAGCCGCAGAACAGGGCCGCGACCTTCACCTGCAAAACCCAGCAACGGCAGAGCCAATCTTTGACGGCGACAAGCCTTGCATCGTGGTTGTTCGTGGAACTGAAAGCCGTGAGGCGCAGGCAGCGCTTGCCAAAATCCGCAAGTTGAAAATGGCGCAGGATAAAAAAGACGGCAAAGACAGCGGCGATGACGAAGCATCCCTAGAGGATATGCACCAGCGCCTTGTTGAGACAGCAATCCCGCTTGTGATCGGGTTTAAGAATATCAATCGCGGCGACAAGCCTGCAAAGGCACCAGCGGACGTAGAATGGTTCCTAAACTTGCAGCTAATCAACGGCGTTGAGGGCGAGCGTTCGTTTGTTGAGCAGGTCGCTAATCACGCCACAAAGCGTTCCAATTTTTTGGGAAACGCCTAAGTCAGCTTGAACTTGCGGCGGCACAGATCGGGCATCTTAATAGCAAGCCCGATCACTGGACCGAAACCCGCGTTGAAAAGCTGATCGCGCAAAAGCGGCAGGTGCCTATGGTGCCTGTCAATGAAGGCCAGTATTTGCTTGATGCGCTTTTTGAAGTTGGACCCAGCGCAACGGCTGGCATGGGCGCGGAAATTCCTGTATCATGGTCTGAAGTTTGGGCATATGCCCAGGCTACGCAAAACCTGTCGGACCCGTGGGAATTTCGTGGTATTATGCAAATGTCGAAAGCGTTTGTAAAAGCTCGGCGAGATGGTGAAAGCGTGTTTGCAATTCCGCCAATTGAGCAAGTGATCAATGACTGACATTGAACCTTGGGAGGCCAAGCTCTTGCGCAAAATGTCAGAGGCGTTTGTCTCTGGCATGAACGAAGGCACAAGCCCGTTTTCAATACCGCCAGCCGACCGCAAGTCTGCACAATAAACGGACCTCCCTGACCGGTGGGCCGCAAATATTTCAAGGATTAAAACATGGCAGACTTTGCAAACCTTGTCGTTGGTCTTGACACCTCTGCTCTAAAGCGTGGCGAGCGTGACATTCAGAGCTTTGGCGGGTCCGCTAAGAAAAGTTTTAATGCTGTCGCATTGGCAGCAGGCGCTGCGCTGGGGGCTTTTGTTTCGCTTGGCAGCGCGGTGCGCATCATTGCTGATTTTGAATCAAGCATTTCCCGGCTTGGAGCTGTAAGCCGCGCCACGGGTTCAGAGCTTAAATCCCTGCGCGACATTGCAAAAGAGCTTGGATCAACAACAGAGTTCAGCGCAAGCCAAGCCGCAGACGGCCTTAACTTTTTGGCCATGGCCGGGTTCAATGCAGCGGAGGCCATGGCGGCAATTCCGGCTGTTTTAGATTTGGCAACGGCGTCACAAATGGGCCTGGCTGAAGCGGCTGACACCGCCTCAAACATCATGTCGGGGTTTGGAATTTCTGCCAACAACGCTGCGCAAGTTGCCGACGTTCTGGCCGCCGCGTCTACAAGGGCAAACACAACTGTCGGGCAGCTTGGGTCTGCAATGTCTACCGTTGCCCCTATTGCAAAAGCACTTGACATGAGTCTTTCCGACACGGCAGCCGCTATTGGCGTTTTGTCCGATGCCGGTATTCAAGGCGAGCGCGCAGGAACCGCCTTGCGTGGCGTTTTGGCGTCATTGGCTGGACCTACTTCAGAGGCTGAAAAGGTGCTCAAGGGCCTTGGCCTCACGCTTTCTGATGTAGACCCTGCCGCAAACGATCTTAGCGTTGTGATGGCACGACTAGGCGCGGCAGGACTTTCCACAGCGGACGCAATGACGTTGTTCGGACGCGAAGCAGCTTCCGGTGCTTTGGTTCTTATTGACGGGGCCAATCGCGTTGGCGAGTTTGGTGACGAACTTGACCGCGTAGACGGTGCGGCAAAGACAATGGCTGCAACCATGCGCGACAACTTGGGCGGCGATTTAAAAGGCGTAATTTCTGCGGCAGAAGGCCTGGCAATTGCATTAGGCGACGCTGGCTTGACAGCTGTAATTCGCGCTGTTGTCCAATCCATAACAGGACTAGTTCGCGGTCTAACCGCTGTTGCAGAAAATGCAAAAATTCTAGGCGTTGTAATTTTGACTCTTGCCGCCACGCAAATCCCAGCGCTGGTTACGGGCTTTGTCGCGCTGACTGCAGGCATGACTGCAACAGGCATTGCTACAACTATATTCACGTCCATAGTCACAGCGGCGCGGATTGCTCTTATCGCACTTGGAGGGCCGCTGGGTCTTGTCTATGGCATATTGGGCGCGGGCGCTACGGCGTGGGTTCTATGGGGTGATAACGCAAAAGAAGGCGAAACAGCGGCTTATGACGCGGCGCTTGGGACTAAAGAATTAAATTCGGCACTTCGAAAGTTTTCGCAAGATGTAACACCCGCAGCGGCGGCTTCTGCCATTGATATGGCAAACTCGAACCACGAACTTGCAAAGTCTGCTTTTGATGCGGCACGCGGAGAACTGGCAAAAGCGCGAGCTGTTGCAACAGCCGGAAATGCCTTGCTTGACGCAAATCCATTAACTGCAGGCGGGGATTCTGGATACTCAATTGCAATGGCTCAAAATGCGGCAACCGCATTGGCGCAAGTCTCAGAAGCCGAGCGCCAATTGGCATTGGCTGAAGGTGAACGAAAGCGAGCGGTAACAATGGTTACTGGCGCACTTTCTGAGCAAATGACGCAAACGATTGCAACAACATCTGCAAATAGCAAATTGGAAATTAGTCTTGACGCTAGCGTGTCGGGGCTTTCCAATGTTAGCGCTGGAGCTGTCGCCGCAGCAAGCTCAATTGAGGAGTTGACCCCAGCACTGACAGACGCAGAGAAAGCAGCGCAAAGCTACGCTAGCACCATGCAGGGGTTTGTCGTGGATGGCATCGGAAAGGCCGTGGACAACATGGTTGACGGCTTTACTGGCGGCTTGAAGTCGATCAAGGATATATTTGTTTCCACGATAAAGCAGATGATTGCCTTTGCGATCAAGAACAAGATCATGCTGTCGCTGGGCATGGGCGGAAGCGCGATGGGAACTGCGGCATCTGCGGCCACTGGCGGCGCTGGTATGCTTGGCAGTATAGGTTCCTTCGCAGGAAGCATTGGTACCGGCGCATCGGTCACAATGAATGGATTAATGACTGGTGGCGGCTTTAGTCCGATGATGGGTGCTATTAGAGGCGGGCTTGGGGCCGGTGGCGCGGCAGGCATTGGCACGGCTATCGGCGCAGCGCTTCCCGTGATTGGCGCTGTCGTTGCTGGACTGACCTTGCTTTCGTCTATCGGTGCCAAGCGTGCAGCCAAGCGACTTGAGGCGGCAACTAATGCCAACAATGCTGCGCTGGAAAATGTTGAGAAAGAGCATAACGCGCGCGTTTTGGAAATGACGACACGGCTGCAAGCCAATGCAGATGCTACGCAAGCCCTGATCCAGTCGTTGCAAACGCTGGCCGAGATGGAACAAGAGCGCGAACAGGCCGCGCGGGCAATCCTTAATGAGCGTGCCAACCTTGAAATTGAATTGCTGCGCCTGCAAAACGACACGGTTGCTTTGCGCGAGCGTGAGATTGCCGCGACAGAGCCGGTCAACCGCCAGCTTCGCCGCTTTATCTTGGCAATGGGTGATGCGGCAGAAGCGATCGAGGCACAGCGTCGTGCCGTTGAAGGGCTGGCAAGCGCAGGTCGGGGTATTGTTGAATTTGTGCGGGGCATAACTGGTCAGGCACAGCTTTCGTTCCGTCAGGACTTGGCGCTAGCGCAGGGCGGCGATGTGGGGGCCTCTGGACGTATCACTGAGTCAGCACAGGGCGCGATTGACCAAGCTCGCTCACAGGCCCGCACGGGGCTTGAGGTGGACCGTTTTATTGCGCAAACTGCAACAAGCCTGTTGGCATTGCCCGCAGTGGCAACATTTGAGGAAATGCAGATTGATCTGCTTGATGAAATCAGCAGCGGCATTGGCGATCTGACAAAGCTGCAAAGCGACACGCAGCAAAAGATGATGCGAGCAATTAATGATGGGTTCTTTACCATCGACAGCAACCTTGATGGCAAGCTGACGTTTGCAGAGTTGCAGCGCGGGCTGGGAGATATTGCAACCGATCAAGAATTGCGTGCAATATTTGGTTTGCTAGACAAAAACCAAGACGGCGTTATTGACCAATTTGAAAAAATTATTAGCGGGCAAGACGTAAACAACAATAGTCTCGCATCCGTAATTAAAAATGGTTTTGGTCTGCTTGATACAAACCTTGACGGCAAATTGACGTTTGACGAACTGAAGCGCGGGCTGGGGCATATTGCAACCGATAAAGAATTGCGTGCAATATTTGGTTTGGTAGACAAAAACCAAGACAGCGTTATTGACCAATTTGAAAAAATTATTAGCGGGCAAGACGTAAATAACAATAGTCTTGCATCCGTAATCAAAAATGGTTTTGGTCTTCTAGATAGCAACCTTGATGGCAAATTGACGTTTGCAGAGTTGCAGCGCGGGCTGGGGCATATTGCTACTGATGCTCAACTGCGATCTGTGTTTAACGCTGTTGACGCCAACGGCAGCGGCACGATTGACCGGCTGGAAAGCCTCGGCGGTTCAAACGAAAACATCGACGAAAACACGCTGTTTGCGGCGCGGGAGGCGCTGAACCAGCTTTCAGAACTGAAGCTGATCGCAGGCGAGACGGCCAACAACACACGGCGTGTTATGAATTTGACGACGGCAATTCAAGATTTAATTTTGTCTCAAAGGTTATCAGCCCAATCGCAAATCTCCAGTTTGGAGGCGCAAAGGGCTGCGGCTCAGAAAACACTGACAAACGCGCAGAATGCCATATCAGGCACCCCTAGCACAGTCGTCTTGCAGTCTCGCAAAAAGGGATTTTTGGGCATTGGGAGTCGTCCAGAAATCCGAGGCGCAAATCCCACATTCATTGCGCTTGAAGCGGACATCCGCCGCGCGCAGGAAGAACTGGCATATTTGGATGCACAGCTTAATTCCGTCCCTAAGTTTGCCGCCGGCGGCTCTCACATGGGCGGTGCGCGCATCGTGGGTGAGCGCGGTCCAGAACTTGAGTTCACGGGGCCAAGCCAAATTCACAGCAATGCAAACACAATGCAGATGCTTTCGAACGCGCCTGTTGTGTCTGAGTTGAAAGAACTGCGGCGCGAAATGACTGCCATGCGCGATGAGCAGCGCCAGCTTGGCATCCAGACTGCCCGTAACACAGATAGAACTTACCGCGTTCTGCGCGAGTTTGATGTAATTGGCCTGCCACCGGAGCGCCCAGCATGAGAGTTATTGACCCAATCGAAATGACGGATGCGATCCTCACATCCAGCACGGTGCCAGAAAATGACTTCGACTTGTGGGATGTTGGCACTGCATACGTTACTGGCGACAAGGTTATCGTTCTTAGCACGCACCGCATTTATGAAGCGCTGCAAAACAGCACAGGCACCAATCCGACAACGGACGACGAAACAACTTGGCTGGACATTGGGGCCACCAATCGCTGGCGCGTTTTTGATGGATCAATCGAAGGGCAGACCACGCAGGCCACGTCAATTGAATACGTTTTTACGGTTGACGGCAACTACGGCGGCTTGGCGTTGCTAAACCTAATCGGATCTGCGTTCACTGTTGACATCACAGACGTTGTGGATGGTGCCTTGCCAACAATCACGGTTCCACTTTCTGATTCGTCTGGCGTAATTGATTGGTTCACTTATTTCTACGCACCAGTCGTTCAGCGCCGAGAGGTTATTCTTTCTGACCTGCCAATTTATAATGGGGCAATCGTTACTGTTGAATTGACAGGCAGTGGTACAGTAGCGATCGGGGAGATTGTCCTTGGCGTTGACAATTCATTGGGCAAATCAACCACTGGCACATCGCTTGGGATTGAGGACTTTAGCACAAAAAGCAAGGACGAGTTTGGCCGCACGTTTATTCTTGAGCGCGCGTTTGCAAATACAGTCAGCTTTGAGTTTGCGTTTCCAACTGCTACATCGCGCAGGGTTCGTCGCATCCTTAGCGATCTGCGCGCCAAGCCCGCTGTTTATTACACCAACGAAGAACAGATTGACTTCGGCGGCACGGTCTATGGTTTTCCAAGAGATTTTCGTATAAACTTGCAAACGCCAACCATTGCGTTTGCCACACTTGAAATCGAGGGCTTGACATGAGCATCACACAGCTACCACCAGCGCCAAGTAGGACGGATCCGGCTACGTTTTCAACGCGCGCTGATACGTTCGTGGCTGCGTTGCCCACCTTTGTGACAGAAGCAAACGCAACAGCCGCAAATGTAACTGCAAAAGAAAACCAAAGTGAAGCAAGCGCGGCGGCAGCGGCAAGCAGCGAGGCAGCAGCAGCGGCAAGCGAAAACCAGGCCCTTGAGTATCGCAATGAAGCGGTGGCGGCTTCTGGGGCAGTGCTGTGGGTCGCTGGGACATCATACGCGATTGGCGATGGTGTTGTTTCCCCGACTAACTTCAAATCCTATCGCGACAAAGTTGGAGGGGTTAGCAACACGGACCCTGCCAATGATTCAGCTCGCTGGTTAATCCTTGAGGTTTCGCGGCTAGAAGCAATCGCAACCACCAAAGCTGTCACAGCCGTAGATGTGTTTGTTTACGACACCAGCAAGGACTCAGACGGTGGGGCATGGCGTAAGCGGTGCCAGCATACGAGCTGGTATAACGAGCCGCTCAACACCGCCACGCGCGGGGCGCGGCGGGAGTTTCCGGCGGTCGCGGTGATCGTGGCGGAGGCAGCAAAGATCACGATCTATGACGCTGACAATCTTGCGTTGCCTATGTGGATGGCATTTAATCCGGTCGGTGCTGGCTTTGATAGCATTATTGGCGGTGTAGCGAGTGGGCAACTAAAAGCTATTAGTGTGCTGAACGGCATGATGATGGTCGTCGGGGCGCCGACTGGCGACACCCAAGGGATCGACTTCATCAGCGATCGAGGCGCGCGTCTTCTGAATGGCTCCTCGCGCGGGGTTTTTAACGGCAATGTTGCTAGTCGTAACGCACGCTTGGGTCACACCTACGGGTCAAGCTGGCTGGCCGATAGCGCACCGGTTAGCCGAGCCGTGAACGACGTTGCCATGACCGTCCTCCCCAACGCACCCATCGACGCTGCGACTGGTCTGCCCGTGCCGACTATTGCAGTGGCGACTGCGGGTGGCGTTAGTGTTATCAATAATGATGGGACTGTTGCTGACAGCACGCAGACAGTTGCCATGCTCAAGGGTTGGTTAGGAGATAACAATCGTTTGTTCTACAGCGATGACTCGTCAGACCAAGTGTATTACACAGATACTTATGCAGCCGATGGGTTTAACAGTGGCGGGGCTCACTATGATACAGATGCGGCACCATACACATTAGCTGGCAATGTTGTTGCAGGTGTTAACGGGGCATTTGGGCATGCTGACGGTGTAACTTTCCTTCACGAAAACCCAACAACACCAGCAAACGGCATGGTCGCCTACACCACCTCCACCTACAACACAGGTTGGATGACCGGCGACATCAAGGGTGCATTCCTGTCCGACACCGACAACACCGATCTGGTTGGAGGAACTGATGCTGACCGCAGCGTTAATGCTAATCCGCTCACTGTGAATGGGACGATCACCCGCACACCTGTAGCAACTGGCGCAGAGCTGATCGCCTACAGCGGCTTCTCCGAGACCAACTATCTTGAGGGAACAGACGCGACCTATGGGGACACGCTTTATGCCTTGGGCTGGGTCCAGACCGATGGCCGCTGGGAGTTCAAGCACGGGGTCGTCAGCGCAGCGCCCATCGATGGGCTGACGATCACGGGCACGACCCTCAAGATCGCCGGGACGAAGCCGAAGGCGCTGGTGCGCGTCACCGCGACCACACCGTCCACCGCCCAACTCGCCAAAATCTATGAAGACGAGCGGTTCCTGTTCCAAGAGAACGCCGCCTGCACGCTCTACGGCGCGTCGGACGCGGTAACTGCCCTTGCGCACGATCCGGACACAGGGCTTCTGCACGTCGGCACCTCGGCAGGACGTTCAGTCTTCCAAGGTCTGCGTCGGGTAT